ATTGCTACCAACGGACATTTTAGATCTTTGTGTATAATCTATATTTATTTATAATTTAAAGATTTGATAAAAAATCTTGGAATAAATGAATCTTATGCTCATCTAATCTTTTTTGATCAATCAAAGTATTGATTCTTTTCTGAGTTTTGGATGCAAGTTGCTCACGAAGAATTCCACCATCCCAAACCCACTCTTTACCTTCCATAATTCCCTGAACAAAAGCATCAGGTGCAGAAGGATCGGCAACGATATCAGCAGCAGTTGCTAACATAAAATCTTCACCCACAATTTTATGACCTTCATTGGTCATCTTGAGTGAACCAACACCACGAGAAGAAACACCAAGACAAACTCCTTCTTTGATTAAAGATTCTGCAATCTTACCCATTGGAGTTCCAAGAAGTTGTGCTTTACCTTTGATATTGCTTCCTTCACGAACTAAAGAAATAATTTTATGAGAAACGCGATCAAGATTGACAGTAGGACCATCAGGATGTCCAAGTTCTCCAAGAGCACGACCTTTATTGACAAATGATTCATTATAACGATTCACTTCTCTCATTAAAGTTTCCATGGGGTACATTCTTCCATTACGATTGCAAATATCTCCCTGGAGAAAAATGCCTTCGATAAACATTTTCTTTTCAGCACCTTTACCTTCGGTGATGAATTTAACCTGTTGTACTTCTTCTGTGATGAGTTTCATTTTTATTCGGAAACTAATTGAACTACTTCTGTGATACTTAAATTTGTATTTGCCCCGTCTGCAAGAGCAGACACCTTCACACTTCTTGCCATAGTTGCATTAGATGCAACAACACCAGTAATTGAAGAACTGTTATAATTAATGGTTACAGAAGATTCTGTTTTATCAGAAACCAAAGCATAAGTTGTATTAATTCCTGCAGGAGATGCATTTTGAATTGCTACATAATCATCAATTATGAAAGGATTACCACAATTTTCCCCAAAAGTGACAATAGTAGTTGATCCAGTAGTAATTCCTGCAATTTGTTGCTTAGCAATTCTTTCTTTCAAAACTTCTGAACTGTATGGCGAAACATAAAATGAATTGACTGTAGCAACTGGATTACCACCACTTTCAACATATACTCCAGTCATTCCAGTAGATACTCTAAGATATCCACTTTTAAGAGCAATTGGATTGCTAGTGGCAGCTACAGAGACAGTTGGAGAAATTCTGTTTACATTCTGAACAATTTTTGTTGCCATTATTCCTCATCCTCGGTATAGTCTTCATCATTTTCTCCACCAAATAACGATGAAGCGATATATGGCTTTGCGCCTTCAATTCTTTCAGATGCCTTAGCAAATAATAAATCTTTGATTTTATCGCTAATTTCAGATGGTGCAGAATCTGTGGCGATCAAATCTATAAGTTCTTCCATGAAAATTTAATATAGTATTATAATGACTATTTATATCTCTGCTTTTTTAACTTCTTTAGCAGATGGTGCTGGGGGAGGTAATGGTGCCTCCAATTGCTGATCTATACCTTGATCCTGAGGCATTTGATCCATTGGTTGACCAGTTGCAGGATCAATTCCAGATTGATCTGGAGGTGCTAAAGGTTCTCCAGTAATTGGATCTATTGTTGATGGATCTGGAATAATACCTTTTTTAATTTCGGACTTAATCTGCTGATCAAGTTCAATAATTTCCGAATCAGTTTGGCGAAGTATTTTTCTACGAACATATTCTTGCGAATAATATTTACCAATATAAGGTTCAATAGTTGCAAGAATTCCAAGTCTTTCACTAATTAATTCTGATTCTTTTAATTCTGCAAATTGATTATCATATAAGAAATCATATTGAATATGATCACTCATTGCATCCCAATCCTCTGGACTAACAATATTTTTCAAAACCAATTGAGTTTTGAGCATATCACTGAATAAATTAGCGAATCTTTTTCTTAATCTTCCAACAAATTTGGAAAATTTTAATTCATCTCTAAGAATTTCTGATGATCTGCCAAGATTAAAACCATCTCCACTTCCAGTAATTCTTGATTCGGGAACTCCAAGTGCTCTGTAAAGTTTCTTTTGGAAATATTCAATATCCGAAAGTTCCCCTAGATTTTGACCACCAGGAAGTGTGGTAATTTCAGTTCCTCTACCACCTTCTCTACGAGGTAACCAAAAATCTTCCATCATAGACATAAACTTACGATCATCACGAACTTCTCCAGTTCCTGCATCATAAATTAGTTTATTTCTATAGCGAGACATAACCTCCTTGAGATATTGCTCCGCCTTTACCTTAGGAAGATTACCGACATCAATATAAAAAATTCTTCTTTCTGGAGCACGAGATAATCTATAAATTACTAGAGAATCCTCAATCATTCTCAATTGATTGAGTGCTTTAATTGCTTTATGAAGATATGAAAGAATAGTACCTTTATTTCTATCTACAAGACCAGAAGTGACATATGTAATTGAATCCTTTGCAATTTTAATTTGCTTTTGAGATCCTCCACTTGAAAATGTTCCTCCTGGATATTGTGGGGCAGGAGAGTATAGAAAAAATTCTTCAATTTCTGGAAAAAATACCTTATCAGTTTCTTGTATTGCGTTTACATTAATTAAATTTCGATTATTTTTTTTCTTTTCTTGACGAACAAATTTCATCTTCATAGGATCAATATATCTCAGATCCTTAATTCCTTCATGAGGTTTTTTAATGTCAATTACTTTGAGATAGTATAACTTTCCATCTACATACCAATTTCTAAAGATTTCGTGAGATTTTCTATCAAAATCTAAAAGTTCTTTAATATATTTAAATTCTTCTCTAATTTTATCCTTTAATTTATCACTAGCATTAAGATTGGATAATTCAATTTCAACAGGGGAGTCATAAAGATCACTTACGATTGCTTCATTGACAACATCTTCAATGGCATTATCACACTCTGGGTGCAATGCCATTTCACGATATCTTTTGATTAAATCAAATTCAGTTCTATAAACACCTTCAATATCTAAATATTGACCATAAAATCCACTTGAAATAAAATTATCTACCCCGTCGTCATTGTTGGGTGGGACGGGGGAGACAATGGATTTAGATTTTAATTTATCATTGGAATCATCAATTGAAAATCCAAAAAGTTTTGCCATCTTATAAGTTTAGACCGTATGTTCTATTTAGTTGATGTTTTCGCCACCAGCATTTGTGCCATTACCTTTAATTGCTTCCCACCATTGAACTTGGAATTCGCAAGTAAACTCTTCAATTGCATCTGTAGTTTCATAAGAAAGTGGAATTGATCCAAGATTTGTTGGGAAAATATCATACATATGATATGCCCTGAGTGTTGATCCATCACGATCTAATTGATAAACAAAAGCATCTGCCTGATAAAGTGCTGGGTCAGTAGCACCAGTTGCATCAGAAACTCTGTTAATTGAATTAACCCACTTCTCAAGTGCAGAACGAATTGCAAAATCAGTATCATTAATGATTGTAACAGTCCAAGATTCAAAAGTTCTGTCTCCTGCAATTTTTAGTACTCTGCCTCTGAATGGAACATTGACAGGACCAATAGTAGATGCTGGAAGAGCGGCTGCTTTAATTAAAAATCTAATCTTATCAAGAGTATTAGAATCAGTTGGTGCAGATGCTGGGAAAGATAATACAACCTCAAAAAGATTTGCGCGAGTACCACCACCAGAGAGTTTACTCTTGAAGTCGGTAATCTTCCTTAAAGGAGGTGGATTTAATTGATTTCTGGTTGCCATAGTTTTTTACCTCTAGATTAATTAGAATTGACCGATTACTTCATCAAATGAAACGCCAGTTCTGGTGGCAACAAAAGTAAGACCAATGAAGTTAATTGATCTTGCAGGTTTAATGTAGATGTCAGCAACGAATTCATTATTATCAATCACGGCTGCAGTGTTGTTTGTTTCATCACAAACAACTACATAATCGAAGATCCCTCTCTTTGCTTGAACATCGCGGAGGAAAGGTTCAACAATGTTTACAAAGTTTGTTCTTGTAATTTCATCGTTGAATTCAAAGAGTTGATCTTTAGCAGCAGTAGAAATTGCATTCTCTAAGTAAATAAAGAGACGACGAACATTGATTCTATCAAATGCTGATGCCTTACCATATCCAGTCTTATCGCCAAATAAGATAATTCCTGCTCCTGGTGAGAAGATCACTGGATTGATTCTGTTCGAATAAAGACGATCTCTCTGAGACTTGGATGGATTATAAGCAAGTTTTACTGCATTTAGAATTGCTCCCCTCGAAGTTCCTGCTGGCGAATACCATGGAAAATTATTAATATCATTGCGAGCACAAGTTCCCGCAATATCACCATTTAGAGGTACATATCGGAAAGTATCGGAGAATCTATCATACATGTACTTATAACCACTATCAAAAACTGCATAAGTTGAAGATGTAATAGGCCCATAGAAACTAATTACATTCTCGGTAATATCTTCTGGAGTTCTAACTGTTACTAAATTTTGATCTGAAGTATCTGTAAGAGCCGCACCTCTATATGGTGAAATAAATGCAATAGCATCTTTTCTCAGTTCAGCAACTTCAATAAGTTTTTGGGCAAGTGCCTGAGCGTCACCTAAAGCATAATTTGCAGATCCCATTAAGAGAAAATCAACTTTAAAATTATCAGTATCACCAAATAATGAATATCCATCAGAAATCTCACCAATAGTTGCAGTTAATGCACCAGATGTTGTAATTCCACTTTGACCATTGTAATTAACTCCTCCTGCAAGAATTAAATTAATTCCTCCACTAGCCCCAAAAATGATACCATCTGCTTCTTGATCCCAACCATAATCTGCTTGAGGTGTAAATCCAGAACTAAATCCTGTCGTTACAATTCCTGTTGGAGCAGATCCGCCAAAAATATATTCCGAACTATTTGTAAGATATTTTCTCCAATAGGAAGGATTTCCAACTGAGAACTGAGCGTCGGATGCTTTAGAAAGATTTAAATGTTTTTCAAGAATTGTTCCTGCATTGCCAGTAATTGATCCAAGTGCATCAATTACTACAACATGAAGTTCGTCAAATCTTGCTCCTCTAGCACTAGCATATTCTGAAGTAGATGGGCGATCTGCAATATTATTCCACTTGATTGTAGTATTTGTTGAGACTTGTAGTGTCTGTGCATCAAACCAATCAACATCTGATGTTGCAGTTGTTGCAACAGTATTCCCTAATAATAAACTATTAACTTTCACAAATTCTGATCCAATTGCCAAGTAACCATTTGTGTTAATTACTGTAGATATTCCAGTTCTAGTTGTACTGATACCAATAATAGTATTTGAAGAAGTAACTGTAGAAGTTACAGTTCCCACTCCAGAAGTTCTTTGAAGATAATATGCAGTTACATTGTCATTGTGAGTTGCCGCAGTAGTTCCTTCAGAACCTCTCGTTACACCTGTAACTCCACCAGCAGAAATACTAGCACTACTTAAAGAAATAATTTCATTATCAATTGCTAAAAATCTGTCTGAACCTACCGTGAGATTAGCGGTGGCAATACCAATTGTTGTATCAGAGGCACTCAGTTGTAATCCACCAGCAGTATCTAAAGTTAGTGTTGATACAAGATAATATGAAGTAATAGCAGTTCCTGCACTAATTGATGCTGCTGAACTTCCTAATGACCCTCTTGTTCCAGAAATTGAAGTAGATCCTGCTCCAGTACCAACAAATGAAATTGCATCTGATGCAAATTTGTAAATACTTTTTGGTGTATAGTCAACAGTAGTTTCTGTACCTGCAGTGCTTACATGAGATAAAACTTTTACATCAACTTTATTAGTTATGGTATCTATTCCTGTAATAATACCTTTAAAAAATCCAGTAAGTACTGAAGTAGTTCCTGCTCCAGGTAAAACTGTATTTGCTGGAACTGCCTGACTTACACCCAAACCAACCGATAATCCAGTAGTTGAACTAACAGTTAAAGTTTGATCTGCTTTTGCATCAATGATTGCAACTTTAATTCCATTAGACCAAGAACCAGGGTTTCTTGCAACAACAGTTACGTTGGTAATTGTATTCTCATCATATCCTAATTCGGTATAATGGTCTAAACTCTTAATTTTAATATTTGATGCCGAACCAGCAAAACCATTTTTCAGATCCGTATCATCTGCCCTCACTACTCTTAGCGATCCACCATAAGCAAGATAAGATGATGCAGTTAACCAATGCTCATAATGCTTATCTACCGCATATGGTTCTCCAAAATTATTAAGTAGATCCTGCTCAGTTTCCACTAAAGTTGGTGAATCTACAGGTCCCTTTGCGAAAGGAGCTGCAATTGCACCAATTTTATTTGAAGATGGAGTTGCTCTTCCAACTGTTAAGTCAACTTCTCTTACTACAATTCCAGGAGATGCTAAATTTAGCGCCATCTGTATTCCTCTACAATTCCAGAATTATTCTAAAAGTATTTATAAAATTCTACCCCTTCAGCGGTAATCCCACATATGTGAACGATCACCATATTCATCAACATTCCAAACTTCTAGAGATTGATTTTCACTTTGAGCATTTGCAAATATCCATCGATCTCCAGTTTCTGGTTCCACATAAACTTCAGTATCATCTAATCCATCTAAAATAAAACCAAAAGGTGCCATGTCTTGCTCAATTTGATTCTTTTGTTCTTCATAAATTCTTTTGCGAACATCATTGTTCGTCATTTCCTTGAAGTAATCTTGTGCTACCAACCAAGAGAATATAACAAGACACATGGCAAGATCGTCATTGCAACCTTCTTCTGCTTCAAATGATCTACTTTTTTGAATAAATGTTGTAAGTTCTGAAATCATGTCATAATCATTTATTAAAAGTTTATCATCTTCAACCAGTGTTCTTAAATTGGAACATCCCAATTTTTTAACTGCAGATGTCATACGAACACCAAGTTGAGATTTTTTGCCACTAAATCCCGAACCCACAATCTGTCCTGCTCTACCTCTCATCGCACACATTAAAACATTATCATACTCCAAATCAAAATGTAAAATATTTGCTACCTGATCTCCAATATCATTCACTTCGACCAATAACCATGCATCATCATATGCTTTTGCTACTTCATGAATGATAGCAGGAAACATCATCGGCTTAATTTCATTATTTTTATATTTTGCTACTGTTCTATATGGGAAATTAGTGATATCAAAAACTATAAATGCAGAGTAATCATTTCCAACTCCTCTTGCAACATCAACAGTAATTAAATAATTATGCTCTTCCTTTGGATCTTCATAAACATCGAGACCCTTATTTCGCTTTAATGGATCCTCATAAACTAAAGATCTGAGTTTAGTGGCATTAATTAAAGTATCAACAGACCCTAAAAACTCACATTCAAACTCAACCTTAAATTGTTGTTCACTAGTGTTAGCAATCGTAGATGCCTTCCATTTGGCGTCTCTACCAGGTACTTCTGACCAATGGACATCTGTAGGTACATATTCATTCTTTCCCTTCTCAGCGTCATGCCACATACGGTAGAAGTGATTCATACCGTGAGGTGTGGATACAATAATTACCTTTGTTGAACTACCAGATGAAATAGTAGGATATACTGATGCAAAAAACTGGTCTGCAATATTATTTGGAATGAATGCAAATTCATCCAAGAATATAATATTATAAGATCCACCACGAACAGCAGATGCAGAAGTTGAAGCTGCAATAATTTTTGAACCATTCTCTAGTTCTAATGACTGCTTGTTCCAAGATACAATACCCTGTTGCATCCATTTCGGAAGATTTTCGTAAGCAAGTTGCAATCTACTCAAGAGATCTTTTGCAGTAGATGCTTTGTTTGCAAGAATAGCAATATTAACATTATCGTTAAAAACCGCGTAATGAAGAAGATAGGACACACAGGTAGTAGATTTACCTGTCTGCCTAGGCATCTTGCAAATATTAAATCTATTCTCGTGGAATCTTTGAACTAATTTTTCTTGAAACGGAAACATATTAAATGGAATAAGTCCGTGATCCAAAGAAACAATTTTAATATAATTTTTTGCAAAATATACTGGATCTCTTGAACATTTTACCCATTCAAGAATTTGTTCTTCAGTCCATTGAATAGACGTATTTGCTCTCTTTAAATTTGGATTAGAGAGATAAGCATCTGATTGCTTTAGTTGAATATCATCAATTGCCATAATAAGTTACCTACTAATTTCTTCCCAGTCCATAGACCCGTGAATATCTGCACCATTAGAATTGGAAGAAGCAACGAGAGAAAG